AGATAGAAAAATGACCGCAGAACTACTCCGAAAGCTTGGAAACATAGCAGCCGTTGGAACTATCAGCGAGGTTGTTGAAGCTAAAGCCCTGGTCAGGGTGACGCTACTTGATAGGGTGACTGATTTGCTGCCGGTGCTGATGTTTGCAAATACTTTTAAAAAGCATTTTGTGCCGCTTCGAGTCGGAGAGCAAGTGATTGTCATTTCTCCATACGGTGAGGCAAGCAGCGGTTTTGTGATCCGTGGGATTTTTAATCGTGGATGCAGAGAGCCTGAGCTTGCAAACGACACGACCGAGGTCATGGAGTTTGAAGACGGCACGGTTGTTTTGTATGACACAAAAGCAAAGGTTCTTTTTCTTAATTGCGTACAAGACATAAAAGTGGTTGCCGGAGGAAAAATAGAGATTAAATGCCCGTCCGTAAGCATCGAAGGCAATGTCAATGTCATTGGCAATTTAAAAGTAAGCGGAACGATTGAAGATGTGAAAGGCGACTTGACATCACACAATCATCCCGACGCATCTGCAAGGTAAAGGCAAGTCATGTACCAAGTAGGTATTGCAGAGTCAATTAGCAGAATACTTGAAACGCCTATCGGTACAAGAGTGATGCGTCCCGAGTTTGGAAGTAGGCTCCATGAGCTTATCGACAAACGAATGGATGAGAAGTGGAAACTTGATTTTGTGCGCTTTACTGCTGAAGCGATTGACAAGTGGGAAAAACGAGTGAAGCTCACTGATGTCGAGCTTAGCAAATTAGAAGACGGCAAGGTTTATTACACATTGCACTTTGACAATGGAGAGGAGATAGAGCGTGAATTTATCGGCGTTGCCTAAACCAGCAGTAATTGAAGAGCTTGAATACGAGACGCTTCTTGCTCAAAACATAGCTCAAGTTCAGCTTATCTTCCCTGCATGGAAGCCTATCGAGTCAGATGACTGGATGGTGCTTATCGAAAGCTTTACATATAAAGAGATGTTTCTTAGAGCGAGAATAAATGAGGCAATCAAAGCGATGCTACTGCCTACTTCGACCGGAACTGACCTTGACAACTTTGTTGCCGGTCTTGGAGTTGAGCGTCTTCCTGGTGCCTATCCTTATGCACAATATGAATTTGAGCTCAGTCGCATCTCATCCTCTGATGTAATCATTCCAGCTGGTCTGTCTTTAATCAGTGACGATGGAGCGTTTAAAAGCCGTTTAAAAAGCAATTTAACGATTGTTGCCGGAGATATAAAAGCCGTCGGAGTTGTTGAGCTTGAGTCATTTATTGAGTTTGATGCTGCCAAAACAGAGAACATCACAACGCCATTGCCCTATGTGCTTAAAGCCAAATCACTTGATCCGTTCGCAAATGGAAGCAGACCGGAGAGTGATGAGGAACTGCGTGAGCGGTATCTTTTGTCTCTCTCAAGATTTAGCACTGCCGGAAGTGTTGGTAGTTACATTTATCACACAATGAGCTCCGATGAGCGTGTCGATGATGTGAGCGTTGTTTCTCCTTCACCTGGTGTCGTTAATGTCTATCTTGCATCAGCTGACGGCGTGGATGAGCAAATGATTGATCGTGTCGAAGTTGCCTTAAACCATGAAAAAGTAAGACCTTTGACGGACACCGTCAATGTAACGGCGGCAAATCCGGTCAATATTATTATCAATGCGTCAATAACTGTTTTTGACTTGAGTCGTGCTGTCAATATTGAAAGCACAATCAGAACCAATTTAAACCGCAGATTTAGAATAAAACAAAACCTCACGCTCTCGGACATCATAAGAAGCTGTCATGTTGACGGAGTTTATAAAGTCGTTATCAATGAGCCGACAAGCGATGTTGTTGCGACGGCTGCGGATGTAATTATCATCAATGAAGTCCAGCTCTCATTTGAGGTAACTGCATGACGCTCTTGCCTCAAAATGAAAGCTCAACACTTAAAGGACTTGATACTGTTTTTGAGAATGCTTCAACGCTTGATATTTCAGGCGTAACCATATTGCCTCAAGATGCAAGGGCTGAGCTGCTCCCATATCTCGCTCACATGCTTGATGTAAATATTTCGGGGTTATCTGAGACAGAGAGCAGGGCATTAATCGCAAATGCAATCGAAATACATCGCTATCAAGGGACTCTTTACGCAGTAAAAAAAGTATTGCTATCGGTGTTTTCTGAAGCGGAGATTTTAGAGTGGTTTGACATCGGTGGGGAGCCTTACACTTTTAACGCAAAAGTAACTATTGGTGTGTCGCTTGATGCTGTCTTTGACGCAAAGAAGTTCGAGAAGTGCAGAGAGCTTATCAATTCTGCCAAAAATGCCCGTTCGCATTTTCTCAACTTTTATGTAGAGCTGCCAAAAAGCAAAGGTCTTCTCGGATGTGATACTGGCTTAAACTGGATAACTGACACATCGGGTCAAACAGACCTCAAGCAGAGTTCAGGCGGTGCTTTAAATAACTACTGGGGAGCAGCTTATGTTGATGGATCACGGCTAACAACGACAAAAAAAGACAATGCAAAGGCTGACCTTTCTCTTGCATGTGCAAGCGTGCAAAGAGTCGAGAGTCAAACAGACCTCTTGCTCCAAAAGAGCACTGGGTTTGAATTTAACGCAATAGGAGGAATTACATGGCGAATCTAACCGCCGTACCAACAAATCAGGGTATCGGCATATTAAACACTGAGCTGAGAAATCAGGTCACTAAGTTCGTGCTCATTGGTGCAACTAATTACACGAACGCAACGCTTGACGCAATCTTAACCGACACCGAGGTCGTGACTTATGCCGACATTCAGGGATATGTTTTTTATCACGGTGTTGTTGAGACTGCATATTTTGATGATGAGGGCGTGCTTACTTTTGAGCTGCTTTTGCCACTCGAGGAGGACTTGCAAAAATATACTTTTGCGGTAGGTCTTGTCTCGACTGACAATCAGCTAGTAAGTATCACACCGACTCCAAAGATAGTGCTTATCTCAGGTGTCGGCGGCACATTTGTCGTCAAGGTGGCGGTAAAGGGCAGTCCTGGCGTGATTGTCTTTAAAAATAGTGAGTATGTGACACCGGCTGAGCTCTTGAACCATAAACAAAATGTTTTAAGACCAGTCGTAGCAAATGCAACAAACTATTTTGATTTGACAAATAAACTAATTGATAAAGGAGTAATCGATGTTAACAACTGAGGAGTTGAATTTAGCAATTGAAGAGTTGCTAAATAAAGCAAGAGAGGTTTTCAATAAATACGACGGAGCTTTCGCTGCAATCGGAAGTCAATCAGGTGCGGCAGTGCAAGGATTGAACGCTTTGCATTATGAGCTTATGTCTGAACTGCAAGAGTTGGCAAATGGTGTCGGTCTTGAGCATGAGTGGGACGGTACATCTGTGCGTTTCAAACAAAACGACGGCACTTGGGGTCAATGGGTAAATCTTCAAGCTCCATCAGGCTTTGATTATGAGGATGCTGCAAATCCTGGCATTAATGTCAATCCTACTGTCTTGAATGCAAAATGGCTCAATATCACTACAGCTGAGCTTTTTGTTTGCTCAGATAATACACCAAATGCGAACATGTGGACTGGGAGCAATGGCACGACTATTCAGCCGAACCAACTGCCGACAAATCCGACAAATACATTTCCGGCGACGCTTTACAATAACCAAACATACAATCACACCTTTGCGGGTGCTACTGATGCAGACGGCACCGTAACGCATTACATTGTGGATCAAATCTCAAGCGCACATTTGAGTGTTGCAACTTTTGAGGTTGCCGCTGGCTCTGCTCATGTGTTTACGGTCGGAAGCGTGACAACGGATGAGACTGTAACTTTCAGGGTTTGTGCAAAAGACAATTATGGCTCTTATAGCTCAGGTATCACCGTAACGGCTCAACTGAAGCTCTCAAGCATTGGGGTACCTGGAGGAGTTGGATTTGGTGTCGGTGTTGCACCTGATACGCTTGTCACTTCTTTTGGCTTGACTCCGATGACCGGATACAATGACCCGGCACACGCAAACTTTGGAAACTATACTGATGCTTCAGGCTCGGTGATGGTTTATATTCCTAAGCACTATGTGAAGCTTTCGCTCAACACGGCTGCACCTTACAACGGCTTGCAAGTTGACATCAGCGGCTCTGCTCAAGCTGGGTACGGCTTGCCGAGATGTTTTGTCAATAACGGTGTAGAGGTTGCCGGTATTTTTGTTGATAAGTACCTTGGTGGTAAAGAGGGAACGGTGATGGTTTCTAAGCGAAACCTTGATCCAGTCAGTACGGCAGCAGCTCACAATCCTATTACAACACTGACTTCAAACTCTCAATCACCGGCAGCGACTTATGAGGGTATGTATGCAGCAGTTAAAACGAGAGGAGCTAACTACTCGCTCACGACCATTTTTACTTATACGATGCTGGCAAACCTTGCCGATGCTCATTATCAAGCGTGCTATCGCAACAATAACTTTGCTCCGTGTGCATGGGCTGACATTGCACCTTATCAGCCGAAAGGGTGTAACAACAATGCTCTCAAGGATGTCAATGATGCGAATGTCGTTTATACGACTTCTCCATACAGTACATGCGGTCTGACTGGAGGCGTAACAGATACGGTATTTGCAAAAATTGCTCATAACGGTCAAAAGTGCGGTGTCGTTGACTTAAATGGAAACATGTGGGAGGTTGCAGCCGGTTACATTACAAGTGCCGCCGGAGCTCACTTGGTGCTTAAAGAGAGCATTGATGTCAAAAATCTAACTGCGGCGGTAGCCTACACAACGACCAATTATGATGCACTGACTATGCCTCTGACATTGAGCAACACTCAAGTCGCTTTCGGCAATGGAACAAATCAATTTTTCAGCGGTGAGACCGTCCGAACTAACAACGCTTATCGTCTTGATAATCTTGGCTTGCCTCTCAATGATAGTGCAGTCAGTGCAAGCGGTACGGATAGATTTGGCGGCGATGGTTTTTGGCGATACCAGGTGAACGAAATGTGTCCGATTGTCGGCGGCGATTGGAGCCATTCCGGTCTGTCCGGCGTGCGGGCTCGGTATTTGTCTAGTGTTCGCTCGGACTCGAACAACGCTGTGGGCGGGCGTGCCTGTTTGGTGCCTTCTGTAGCAGGGTGAGAACCCTGCGAATCCTAAATAAAGGAGAGTTATGACAGTTGATGCGGAGACTGCATTTGTCAGAAAATACATTGATTTTCTCAAGCAGTTAAATCTCTATCTCAATCACTTTCCAAGGCATGAGAAATATGCTTTGTGTCAGTCAATCAGGCAAGACGCTTACAATGTCTTTGACTTGATGGTTGAGGGTCAAAAGAGATATTACAAAAAGACCTCTTTGTCAAATATGGATGTTCAATTTGAGCAGCTCAAGGCAAAGATTTTG